AATGTAAACAATTAATAGATAATTTTGAAACCGAATTAGAACGTAAGAAACTATTCAAGAAAAATTATAAACAATAAAAATGGAAACATTTGAAAATATTAGAAATGAAAATAGACTATTATTTGAATACGTTAGAGGTAGTCACCTTTACGGTTTGAATAATGAAGATTCAGATTTAGATACAGGTGGGTTGTTTATCTGCAACCCATCAGATTTAACAGGGCTTGGACTTAATTATTCTCCACAGGTTGCAGATAGTAGAAATGATACAACATGGTATGAATTAGGTAAGTATTTTCAAATGCTTCTTAAATCAAATGCTACCGTTCTTGAAACACTGTTTATACCAGAGGATAAGATGATTTTAAAACCATCCCCTGTTCTTAATGAATTGTTCGCAAATAAAGATAAATTCATTACCAAGCAGTGTTTTAAACCTTTCGTGGCTTATTCAATAGAACAAATTAGAAAAGCACGTGGACTTAATAAGAAGATTGTTAATCCAGTTACCAAGCGTTTAAAGCCAATGGATTTCTGCTATACATTCAAAGACCAAGGCAGTACCAAGATGGAACATTGGTTGGAATATAGAGGCATGAAACAGGAATATTGCGGTCTTGTTAAAATACCTAATATGGAGGGTATCTATGGTGTATATTACGACTGGGGACAACACTTTCAAAAAGAAGGAATTAAGAGTGAAGATTTCGTGGGGTGTGATATACGCAGACTTAACACAAAAGATATTATTACACGTTTAAAGGATGCACAAGCTAATAACAACCAAGCAGGTATAGAAATAGAAACCAGACTCCTCAAACGCTCTCATATGGAAAATATGGCTGAATTTATCATGAAATATACAAATACTTCGGTTTGGTTACATTTCTGGTATTGGTTTGACAACAATCAAACGCCTAAAGGCTATCACGGTATTGTGCGAGAAAATTCAAACGAGATGGTTTTATCTCCAGTAGCTAAGGGGGAGAAGCCAATATGCTACATGTCTTTTAACTCTAACGGCTATTCAGCGCACTGTGCAGATTATAAGCATTATAAGGATTGGGAAGAAAAACGTAACGAAAAAAGATATAAATCCAATCTTACAAAGAATTATGATTCTAAAAATATGATGCATAGTTTCCGTTTAATTCAAATGGGACTTGAAATTGCAAGTGGAGAGGGAGTAAATCTTGATAGAAAGAAGATGGGTGATAGAGATTTGCTTATGAACATTAGAAATCATAAATATGAGTATGATGAACTTATGGATATGATTGATAAAAAGAAAGAAGAAATGGATAAAGCAATGAAGCACTCTACACTTCCAGAAACTATAGATGTACAAATGGTCGAAGATATTCTGCAAAACATCAGAAAGAAACAACTAATCTTATAATTATAAATTTCATATTTTAGAAATATTAACCATTTATTCTTCAGTATTAGTAATTTAATCAGTATCTTTGCATTATAATTTTAATAAATGAGAAAATATGAAATACGAAAGATTTAGAGAAGTAGTTAATGTCATTGTTAAGGAAATGAATGAAGATGCAATGACAAAGTTTGAAAATAGTGCTGCAGAGCTAAACATGACAGATATGGAGTATGCAAAGCATATTGGTTTGTCAGATGATGAGTTTAAGGCACTTGTCAGTGGTAATTGTTCAATCTCTACATTTGCCACTATTATGTCAAATGCTGGATATGTTTTGGATGTCAAGACATTTAGCGAAGCTGGATTCCCAGAAGATGAATACTACGTTATTGACAAGCCAACGACTAATGATGTAACAGAGTAAAATTATTAAAAAGAAGTTGGGCGTATTGCTCAACTTCTTATCTTTATGTAATATGGCAAGAAAGAAAAAAGAAGAAATTAAAGTATATAAGCCAAGCAAATACCAATTAGCTATATATGACTTTGTAGAACACGGTTTAGGAAATGCTGTTATTTCAGCATCAGCTGGGTCTGGTAAAACGTATACGATTATTAAGTTATTGGATTATATTCCCAAAGATAAAAAAGTACTTATAGTTGCTTTTAATAGAGATATACGTCAAGAAATTAAAGCAAAAGTTATTAACGCTGGGCATAAAAATGTTCAAGTGGATACATTTCATAGTCTTGGGTATAAGATATTAAACGCCAATTTCAATAGACGATTCGTTAATACTGACCCTAACGAGTATAAGTATTCAAATTATATCAGTAATAATATTTCTCAACTGTCTACAATAAACACATTTAGACTTGGTAAACAATTCTCTCAATATCTTTCAAACATACAGAATCTTGTTAATTTTGGAAGATGCTACTTATCAGAAACTGTAGAAGATTTAGATAAGGTTTGCGAACGCTATGGAATCATTTGTATTGCGGATGAGAAAGAAGTCGCAGTCAAAGTGTTGGAGTGGGGTGAAAAGTGTCTTGATGAAATTGATTACACGGATATGGTATGGCTACCAAATACCCTTCATCTTGATAGTAAGTTTTATAAGTATGACTGGATTATCGTGGATGAATGCCAAGACTTAAATATGGTAGAAAAAGATATGCTATTTACTTGTAGACGTATGGGTACACGTATGTTATTTTTTGGCGACAAAGCACAAGCAATTTATTCTTTTTCAGGTGCCGACTCGGAAGCGTTTGATAAATTAAGAGAATTAGAAGACACAATTCAGTTACCTCTATCAATCAGTTACCGTTGTCCTAAAAACATAGTTGAATACGTGCATTATCTTGTCCCTACTATAGAATATGATAAGAAGAACAAAATTAAAGGTGAAATAATAGAAAATGCCAATTTGTCAGATGTCAAAGATGGTGATATGATTTTGTGCCGTAATAATGCCCCTCTAGCTAAGATTTATATTGAACTTTTAAGAAATGGTATCAAAACTAAAATACTTGGTAAGGATTATTCTGCCAATTTGTCAAAAACAATCAAAAACACAAAAGAAGAGTTATTGAATGTAGACCTTAGTATGCAAGGAGTCTTTTCTAAATTGTATGATATATTTTACGATTTAGTAGAAACGACAATGCACAAGCAGAATATAACAAAAGAAGAAGCTCTAACAAGTTCCAGTATTATAGCTAAACTTGATGAAATAAAAGTATTAGAAATTCTTTCAGAGGGTCTTACTACAAGCAAGGAATTGCAAGAACGTATAAATGATATTTTTACCGATAATAAGGAAAGTGGTATTATACTATCTACTATACATAAATCTAAAGGACTAGAATCACCCAATGTATATATAGCATGTAAATCTCTTATGCCTTCAAAGACTGCTAAACAGCCTTGGGAGATTGAGCAAGAAAATAATCTTATATACGTAGCTTGTACACGTACCAAAAATAAGTTGGGCTTTCTTGATGAGACAGAATTTAAACAATTCGACGCTTATAATCCAGAAACTATCCGTTCACTTAAATCGAAACAGTATATAATTGATAAATTATATAACAAAAATAGAAATGAAGTAACTACATTGGACCAAGCACGACATATAATAGAAAATGCTGAAAAACTTAGTGGTACAACTCAAGATAAAAGTGAACTTACACCTAAGCCAATTATTAAACCTAAAAATGCCATTGAAGCATTTGAAAATATAATGAACAATAAGAAAATAAAAATAATTAGGAGAATTAAAAAATGATAAAAGTAAAGAAAATTGTTAAACTTTCAGCTGCATGGTGTACTCCATGTAAAGCATACGCAAGTGTTTTTGAAGAGGTATCTAATAAAGAAGAAAACAAAGATATTAAGTTTGTGTCTTATGATGTAGAAGATGATGATGAAGGTAATGAGTTAGCCGAGAAGTATCATGTAAGAAATATTCCCACCTCATTATTCTTTGACGAAAATGATGAACTAATTTACAAGTTAAGCGGTAGCGTTAATAGTAATATTCTACAAGATTTAATTAACAAGCACAAATAATATGATTATAGGTCTAAGTGGAAGAATGAGGTCGGGTAAGTCTGAGCTTACCAAACTTCTAATTGATAAAGGTTACAAAAGCATTTATTTTGCACTGCCTCTTAAGAAAATGTGTATGGAATGGTTAAACGTTTCAAATATAGACGTTTTTAACCAAATGAAAAACACTAATGAGTCATTGAATATTCTCTTTGATAAAGATGCGTGTGAATACTTTGCTAAACGTATTGAAGTACCTGCCGATGTTATTTGGAATATTGTTCAGAAAGAAAATATAAATGGTGTAATGATTAAAAATGTACGTCATTTGCTTCAGTTCTTAGGTACAAATTTCATACGATATATTAACCCAGATTGGCACATGGAGAAAATCAGGGAATACATCCAATTACATCCTGCCGATTATGTTATAGAAGATGTGCGTTTCCCGAATGAAAAAAGAATGATTGAGGAAATGGGTGGCGACACTTGGTATATTGTAAGACCAGATATTTCCAATGTATCAAATCACATTTCAGAAATTTCTCTTAATTGGCAACTGTTCGGAAATAACGTACTGTTCAATGATGGTACACTTAATGATTTATTAAACAAGTGGTCTAATTTCATTGATGATTATCATCATAATAAAGAACTAAGAGACGAAACAATCGAACTATTAAAGAAAGAGAAAACTTCAGATGCATTTAATCTATGCGATAAATTGATGATTTCTCAAGACTTCTTTAATTATAAACCATTTGCTTACGACCCTGATATTAAGAATGAAGCAACAATAAAACCTGTTATTGAATATGGAAAATATAAACTTGCAATTCTATGGAATGACGGTCGTAAACCAGATGTAATATCTAATTCTCTTAATATTG